GGTTTCGGTGTGCGCGGTCCGCGAGATCGCCCCCACATACCGTTCACAGACGGCGGTGGTGGCGCGGACGAAATCGAGGATCTCATCGTCGTCGCCGGTGCTGTCCTGCGGGATGTTGAGCTGCTTTTTGGCGTCCCGCAGGCTGATGATCTGCGGCGGGGCGGCCGGGAGCACCTCGAACATGTTGGTGAACGCGCCCGCGTTGACGCCGGTCGCGACCCAGCGGACCAGGTGCCGCCCGGCCTGCACCGTCAGATAGTCGTGGTCGTAGATGCCGGTCGAGGTGGGCGTGATGTTGCTGGTGACGTCCGTGGTGCCGTCCGGCAGGGTGATCGTCAGGTTGACCTGTGTCGCGTCGGCCGGGTCCCCGTCCGCGTCGGTGATCGTCACCGAGAGCGGGACGATCGCGCCGAGGTCGTAGCTCATCCGGTCTCCGATCCTGTCCGGTCACGTCCCGACGCATCCGGTCCGGTCCTGTATCGCCTCATCACCGCCGGGGCGAGCCGCGCTCTCGCCCCGGCGGCGGACCCGTCCCGCGCCCGGCCGTGCATGTCGCCGCGGGTCACGTCCGGTACCGGCGCCCCTGCGAGCGCGTCGGCGGCCGTGACGGTGTCGGTGAAGGTGAGCGCCGCGGTCGCGGTGATCTGCTCGGCCGCCGCCACCACATCGGCGAGCGCCAGCGTGACGGCCGCGGCCAGCGCGTCGGCCGCGGTGCGGGCTTCCGCCAGCGGAACCTGCGCGGTGACGTTGATGGCGTCCGCGCCGGTCGCCGTGTCGGTGACGCCTATAACCCCGGACCCGCCGACGGTGAGCGCGTCGGCGGCGGACGCGGCGTCGGTGAGCGGCGCCGTGGCGGTCGCGGTGACGGCGTCCGCCGCCGTTCCCGTATCCGTCGGCGGAACGGCCACCAAGACCGTCAATGCGTCCGCCGCCGAGCCGGTGTCGGCGAGGGCCGCCGCGGTCGCGGCGGTGAGCTGGTCGGTTCCGGTGCCCGTGTCCGCCGGCGCCGTCACGGCGGTGACGGTCAGCGCGTCTGCGGCTGCCGCCGAGTCGGCCAGCGGGACCGGGATGGAGACCGCCAGGGCGTCGGTCCCGCCGGCCGAGTCCGAGACGCTGAGCGCCGCCGTGACGCTCGCGGCGTCCGCGCCCGATCCCGCATCCGTGAGCGGCGCCGAAATCGTCTCAGCGAGGCTGTCGGCCGCTGCGGCGGTGTCGCCCAGCGGGATGGACGACCCGAACTGCTGGTCGCCGAACGGCAGTGGCGACCACAGACCGGCCGGGGAGATCCGGCCCGGCGCCCGCAGCGTGTAAGGGACGGCTTCACCCGCCGTGGCCGCTACGGCGCCCGCGACCGTGAAGGCGAGGATTATGCCGGTCCTCGCGGTGACGGTGAAACCGCCGTCCCACGTGGCGCCGGTCGAGAACCCGGTGGACCCGTCGCCGGTCACCGAAAGGCGGACCGCCATCCCGGCGTTGTCGCGGGTCCCGGAACCCAGGGTGGTGAAGATGTCCTGCTGCTCGGTGAAACTGTTCGTCCACGCCCCCATGCCGGAGGAGAACGCGGACGAGGCGGACCCGCCGATCTGCGCGACGAGGAACCGTTCACCGGCCGACGGCACGATGCTCGGTGTGGTGTAGCTGGTGCCGGACGACTGGGCGAGCTGACCGTTGGAGATGTCCAGCGGGGTCGAGGTTGCCAGGCCCGATATCTCGGCGGTCCACCAGCAGGACGGGGACGCCGACCCGATCGTGTACGTGGTGGACGTTTCCCCGCCCGCCGCGACCTTCCACCACACGTACGCGCCGTGGAAGGTCTCCAGCTTGCAGTTCAAGGACTCGGTGAACCCCGACGGGATGCCGCCGCCGGTGCGGTAGTCGTCGGAGGTGACGCCGATCAGCAGCAGGTTCCCGGCCGTGGCCGCCGAGTTCCAGGAGACGGTGACGGTGGCGAGCCCGGTGTTCTGCGCGGCCGACTTGGACTGGACAACGCTCGCCGACATCCGGTCACCCTTCGGCGCGCGGGCCGACTACGCCCAGGGCTGCGTGTTGTTCAATGTGGTGACGATCTCCTCGGCCTTCGCCCGGTCGAGATCGTTGGTGCCGTTCGCCTGCCAGTCGGCGACGCTCTCGACCGGCGGCGACCAGAACGTGTTGCCGCCCTCCGGCAAAGTCATCGCGATCAGCATGTCGAGCGTCAGCATGTAGCCGTTCGGGCCCTGCCACTCGATGTTGTTCCAGGCGAGCTGCAACACGTCACGAAGCCTGATCATCAGTTCACGATCCTCACACCGAAGTAGTGGCAGGTCAGGGTGTTGCTGGCCGACGACGTTCCCCACGTCGCGCCGATCATCAGCTTGTTCGCCACGGTGGTGTCGCAGGCGAGCGCCGCCGGCGCGGTGGCCGGGGCGAGGTCGGTGCCGTTCGTGGTGACGTTGGAGATCTCCGCGATCCCCAGGATGGATCCGGAGGTGCTCGCGCCGACCGCGCGCACCTGACCGTGGCCCTCCAGCCGCCACGTCCGGTTCGTCACACCCGAAACGGTGGTCAGCGCCGACGACGCGCACACCGCCATCCCGGACGCGATCGCGCCGGTGCCGTAGTAGACGCCCAGGGTGAGCGTCGGGGTGCCCGTGTTGGAGTAGCGGCCGAACGCGTACCACTCCAGCCGCATCCCCAGCTCCAGGAAGTTCGCCGGGATCACGATGGAAGGCGCCGGGCCCACGTCGGTGAGGGTCGTCGAGGAGGCGTAGGCGGTGCCGTCGGCGATGTGGAACGGTGGGAGCGGCGCGACCCAGTACTGACGCATGATCGCCTCTCAGCTGATGGTGATCGTCGCGGTCGCGGTCCAGATCTGGCCGCTGGCTTTGGTGCCCTGCGCGATGGACGTCTTGTGGTTGAACAGCAGCGCCGCCACCGTGTTACCCGAGGAGACGGTGGGCGTGCCGACGTCGATGCCGAATTCGTTCCAGGCGAAGTTGCCGTCGGCGGTGCCGAACACCGACTGCAGGGTGATGACGCCGTTGGACTGCTGCGGGTAGGTCGCGGCCATCACCTGGAACCAGCGGTGCGTCGAACCGGCCGCCGCCGACAGGTCCGTATCGCCCACGGCCGCCGTCCCGGCGCCGTCGCCGACACCGATCCTGGCCGAGGTGTTCGTGATGGCCTGCCCGCCGCCCGCGATCGCCAAAGAGGTGAGCCGGTTCAATCCAGCTGTGGTCAGCAGGTTCCCGTGCACGGTCGACGTCTCATACGGGTCGACCCGCAGCCGCCGGAAGGCCGCCCCGTCGGGTGCGGCCAGCCCGGACCGGCGCCGCACCCACGCGGTCTGGTCGGCGTCGTAGCGGTCGACCCGCCACACGGTGGTGACCTTCTGGCCGTCGGCGAGCGGTATGCCGGCGCCGATCCTCACGCCGTCGAGGCCATGCGCGGCATCACGCGCCATCAGATCTCGTCCTTCGGCTTCTGCTCGGCGGTGGCCTTCGGCTTCGGGCCGCGCTTCTTCGGCTGCTCGTCCTCGCCCTGGCCCGCGGCGCGCTTCTCGGCGGCGTCCACCGTGTGGCCGTAGTGCTTGAGCTGCTCGTCGACCAGCGCGACACGGGCGTCGTCGCCGCGCAGCAGGTAGCCGTCACGCTCGGCCAGCAGGCCCGCGATCATGGCCTCGTTTCGTTCACTCACCGTTCCTCCATGGTCACTACGCCGAAGCCGATCGGATTACGTTTTGACGCGATCACCGACGTGTCGTGGTCGCGTTCGATCTCCTGCCAGAAACGCGGCACATCGACGCGCGGGTCGCGGCGGTTAAGCACATCGTGGATCAGCACCAGCCCGCCGGGCCGCACCAGCGGCGAATACATCCGCCAGTCGGCGCGGACACCCTCATAGCTGTGGTCCCCGTCGATGTGCAGCACGTCGACGTCCCGGCCGCCGAGGTTCCTCAGCAGCCATGCCCTGCTGGCCGGGTGACGCGAGTTGCCGAACAGGACCGTCGCGCCGTGGTCGATGAGCGGGCCGCATTGACCGCCGGTCGGCCGGGAGTTGTCGGCCAGCGTGATCCCGTACACCTCATTGCAGATCTGCCGCCAGCAGAACAGCGTCCCGCCGCGGTCACAGCCGATCTCCACGACGATCTCGGGTGCCGCCTCGATCACCAGGGCTACCGCGGCCGTGAGTTCGTCGACACGCTGCGACGCCCCGTGCCGGTCGTAGGCGACTCTCGCGATCTCGAAGGCGATCACGCAAGCACTTCAGAGATGCGGTAGTTCGTGTGCACCGGCCGCACATCCCAGTCGATGCGGGCCTCCGGCTCGACGTTGTGGTGGTGCCAGCCGGAGAAGGCCACATCGTCCAGCTTCACCCGGCGGGTCGCGAGGTCGGCGGCGAACTCGTCCACGAAGCGCCGCAGCAGCGCACCGGGCAGGTACACCATGCCGAAACCGAAGATATGACAGGCCGGCTCACCGTCGGTGACGTACCGCATGCCGGCGCCCTCATACCGTTTCGCCGCCCACAGCGGCCCGGCCAGCCCCCGGCGTGAATCCGGGTAGACCCGGACCGGCGCGACCAGCACCCGCTGAGGTTCCCGCGCGGCCATGGCCGCGAAGGCGAGCGCGTCTTCGCGGTGCACGGCCACATCCCAGTCGAGATGAAGGATGTCGTCGCCGTATTCGGCCAGGCCCGAATAGTCGTAGTCGGTGTTGTACAGCCGTTCCGCGTCGTCGAAGACGCGGGGATGCCCCTCGGGAGGGTCGAGCGGCCACGAACGAACGAGAAGCATCCGCATCGACCCTCCTTGTCAGGCTTCCAGGTATGCCAGCACCTTCCGGAACATCTCCGGCGAGTCACCGAACCGCCCCAGTAGCAGATTGTGCTCAGGACAGAGCAGCCCGCGTACCCGGCCAGTTACATGGCAATGATCGACATGCAGATACGTCCGATAGCGACCACCGGTCAGTTCTTCCGGCTTGATGCCACACAAGGCGCATCCACCGCCCTGTTCGGCAAGTAGTCGGTCGTAATCGGCAGCGCTGATTCCGTATTTGCGTCGGAGGTGCTGATCACGTTGACGACCTGAGGCTCGTCGATCTTCTTGGCCACACTCCCGCGAGCAATATGACGCATTGCTCTTGAGCTGTATTGGCCGATATTCCCGGCCACAGCTCGCACAGGTGCGCGGCTCGTGTTGGACGTCTGGAGCCGGTTCCCCACGTCGGTAGGCATTGAAGCATTCCTTACACCAGGTACCAGGGGTACCCCGGTATGACGGCGAGAAGCCCTCGACCGGCTTGACCTGCTTACATCTACCGCACCTCTGTTCTGATCCCACCCTCACAGATTATCAGAAGGTGGGATCAGAATCAGAAGGTTTAGAACGATGGGGTCGTGTTGCCGGTGCCCGAGACCTTCTGCATGCCGTTCGAGTACCGCCCGAACGTGTAGGCGAAGTAGGCGTAGGCGACCAGCACCACACCCAGCGCCGCGGCCGACGGCTGCTCCGCCCGGATGAACATCGGCGCCGCCGGGTCCTCCCACAGGTGGCACTCCGAGGACGGCACCACATAAATCTCGTCCTCGTTGGTGCCGGCGCCCAGGTTCGTCGCGATGTTGTTGTCCACGATGACCTCCAGGCCGCACGGCAGCACACCGCGCGGACCGGAGGCGTACATCGAGGAGGAGTTCGCCGTGCCGCCGGCCTGAACGGGCAGGCCCGCCCAGTTGATCAGCGGCCAGGTCGAGCTCATCTGGGACGACAGCCAGTACCAGCGCCGTGAATGCATCACGGCGTGGCTGGGGCGGCCCATCGCGAGCAGCGCCGCCTCGACACCCGCCGCGGCACCCAGGATCTTCGGGTACAGCTCGGCGCCGGTCGGGGTGGTGTCGGTGTAGGTGACGGCGGTCGCCACGTTCGTGAGACCGTTCGTCGCCTGGTTGATCAGCGTGGAGTCGAGGTTCGTCGCGACCCGGTTGAACAGGTCCTGCATCGTGACGTCCTCGATGCCGGTCCCGCGCTCGATCGCCTGCCGCGACACGGTCTGCTGACCCGCCGTGGTCTGCACCGCCGGCGAAAGCAGCGTGTCGTCCATGCTGGTGGCCGACACCGCCGTCAACTCTGTGGTCTGCAGCGCCGCCGAGGACGCGGTGGTGACCCGGGAGATGTTGACGACCATGCCGTCCGGCGGCAGCGGATGGTTGTTGCAGATGTCCGCGAACGGCCGCAGCGCCGCCGTGGCCGGGGCGTACAGGTCCGTCAGGTACTGCGGCACCACCAGCCCGGTCCATGCGCCGGTGGTGGCGTCACCGGCGGCGCGGGACAACTGCCCGGCCCGCTCGACCCGCTCCTCGTGCATGTGCCGGGACAGCCGGGACGCGGACTCCACGTCCTGGAACTGGAACTGGCGGCAGATGTCCATCAGGAACGTCTTGCCGTAGGGGTCGTGGTCGGGGCGGTAGGTGCGCTCTTCGGTGCCCACCCGGGCCACCTGGTCGTAGGCGGGCTTGCGCACCTCGACGTCCCTGACCTTCTTCTGCTGCTCGTCCCGCTCGGACTCTTCGAGCTTGATGGTGCGGGCGTTCTCCAGCTTCCGCTCGATGCCCTCGATGTCCTCCTTGGCCTGGTCGCGGGCCGCGAAAAGCTCCGCGATCCGCTCGTCCTCCTCCACCGTCAGGTTGGACCGGCCGTCCTGCTGGGCCTTCGCCAGGATCAGCTCGGCCTCCTTGCGGACCTTCGTGCGCCGCTTCTGCGCGGCCTCCAGCTCGACCTCGATCGATGCGATCAGGTCGTCGATTCCAGACATGCGTCGTCCTAAGGATCGGTACGGATTGGTCGCAGCGCGATCCGCGTCGCCGGGCCATCCGCCGGATTTCGCCGATCCCGCCTCCGGGCCATCTGCCGGACGGCGTGCTGAGTTGTTGTTCAGTCCTCTTCGTCGTCGCCGATGAGAAGACGTGTGCGGACCAGGGCGATGCTTCGCCCCTCCGCGGGTTTGGCGTCGGAGGTCTTCTGCTCTTCCGCCGGCGCCGCCGCCCCTGCCGTCTGGCCGGGGGCCGCGGCGAGATCCGGGCGCTGCCGCAGCAGCGTGTACGCCTCCCGCGCCACCAGCGGCGGCAGGCGGGGAATGTCGGCGAGGAACTCACCAGACCTGGCGGCGATCGACGTGTACGGGTTCGCGCCGTAGGTGACGGGGCCGACGTCGCCGCGGTCAAGGTCGAAGGAGCTGATCCGGTATTCGGTGTAGTCGGGGGACCACTGCCCGGCGGTGATGGTGAACATGAACGACTGCTCGCGGACATCGCCGTCCTCCATCGCCTGCACCAGCAGCTTCACGTCGGAGCGTTTCGGGTTCAGCCAGGCCCGGTCGCCGAGGCCGGTCTGGTCGGCCCACAGCTCCAGCCGCTTGTTCTCCGTCGAGGCCATCGGCATGCCGCCGTGGTTGAACCGGAACACCACCTGCGGGCCCGCGGCGAGGGTCTGGTCGGCGGCGGAGGACGACACGATCTCGGTGTAGGGGCCGAAGAAGTCCCACATCTCATAGCCCTGCTCGAACACCGAGGCGTAGCCCTCCACCTGGTACCAGGACATGCCTTCGCGTTCGACGAGTTTGGCGCGCATCTCGGACCGGATTTTCACCGGCTGGCGTTCGGGGCGTCCGCGCGGCGTCGGCATCGGATCGGACCCGGCCGCCTGCGCCCGCGCCACGGCGGCCTCGGCGCGCAACGTCGCGATATCGGTCATGTGCTCACTCCTGTCGGTGTGCTTCCACCGGTCGGCGTGGACGACTTCGGCGGGCCGAACAGCCGGTCGAACTCGGACAGCTGCGCCTCGGTGAACGGCGGCTCGTTCTCCAGCTCCCGCACCTCCGACGGCGCGAGCGTCCGCGAATCGATGCGGATCTTGAACATTTCGGCGCGGGTCTTCGGGTCCATCCGCACCAGCGCGCCGGTGTTCAGCTTCACGTACCGGGGCCTGGACGTCAGCCGAGACAGCGCCGCCTCACGGCGGATGATCGCCGGACCCAGATGCATGATCAGGAACTGCAGGTTCCGCTGCGTGATGTTGGCGTAGGTGATGTTTCCGGACGTGACGGCCGCGTCGATGAGATCGCCGGGGCAGTCGAAGAAACGTGCGATGTCGGCGATCCCGAAATTCTTCGCCTCGATCCAATCCGATCCGGCCGCCTCCGCCTGGATCATGTTGTATTCCCAGTCGGCGCCAGTGACGAAGATGTCGCGGCCCTCCGTGGCGGCCTTAAACCGCTCCTTCACCACGGCGGCCTTATCCGGCTCCAGCGTCTTGATCGCCGTGTTCCGCAGATGCGCCGAGGGGATCGCGCCGTTCCCGAACCAGTCCAGCGCGAACTCCTGAATGCTCAGATACTCCCCGATGGACCAGGCCGCGTACGCGACGGGCGACAGCCCCACCGGCAGCCCCGCCACCGTGTACTGCCGTTCATGCCACACCTGCGGCGGGTCATACTCGGTGCCGCCGATCCGGTACGTCAGCACACCCTTTCGCGTTTTCACCGACACGTCCGACAGCGCCACCAGCTCGATCCTCGCCGGCAACCCCAGACCATCCCGCGCGGTGATCAACCCGAACACGTTCCCGGCCCGGTCCAGGTCGAACTGCGTGGAGTACATCCATTCGAGAATGTCGACCCGCTCCCCGCCCGGGTTCACCAGCACCGGCGGTTTCGGCACCTCCACCTGCACGCCGCCGACCCGCCGGAACACGTCGATCGGGATCGTCGACACCAGGTTCGAACGCAGCCGCAGGCACGCCCACACCGCCGAATGCCGCAGCGCCGTCTCGTTCGTCACCGCGACAGAACCGCGCGGCGCGAACGGCCGCCGCGCGATCATCTCCGCCGGTGTCGGGCCCGTCAGCTCCCGCTTCGCGACGCGGGCCAGGACCCGGTCAAGAGCGCCCATCTACCGGGGCCGCTTCTCCCGGGACGGCCACCCGGACGCCCAGCCTTCGGCCGCGGCGGCGAACAGCCACGTCCCCGCCTTCCACACGACCCGGCACATCTTCGCCAAGACCCATCCGGCCGCGAACGGCAACGCCATCACAAGGATCAGCATCAGCCTCGCCGGGTCGTAGCCGCCCGCCCGTTCCCTCACCCGATCGGCCACCCGGCCCGGCGCCAACGCCGTCGTCACAACGACCTCCCAAGCAGATCGAGTCAGTAGACCGAATCGGTGACGTCATAGGCGGGCTGGGTCTCCAGCAGCCACAGCGCGCCCGTGGCCGACACGATCGGCGAAATGTCCGCGGACTTGCGCCGCGACCACGTCCACAGGTCGTCGCCGACGTCCCGTTTCACCGCGCCCGCCAAGGCGGTCGTGTACAGCGGGTCACCCGAATGCGCCATCGCCTTGTCGGCGACGAGCTTCTGCACGTGCACGCAGGCCCGGCCCATGTCCTGATTGGTGAACGTCTCCGGCTTGATGCCGTGCTCTTCCAGCTCCGGCAGCAACGCCGACACCGCACCGGACGCGAACACCGCGAACACGGCGCCCGGGTAACGCTCGTCGAGCTCGACCGCACGCCCGATGAGCCAATCCGAGCCGGGCCGGTAGTCGGCGAGCTCGACGTACGGCTTCGCGTCGAGCAGCGACGCCGCCGTCACCGACGACGACTCAAGGCCCGGTGAGCAGTCGAGGAAGAAACACGGCGTCCCCGGCGGGCGCTCTTCCAGCTCGACGGCGAGCGCCGCCCACTCGCCCAGCGGGATCGGCTTCTCCTCCACCGCCGGAAGGTCGAACCAGCCCAGCCGTTCCCGGCCGAACTCGGCCGGCGGCAACGCCCGGCGTTCCGCCCGGATGTAGTCGTAGGTGATGCGGGTCCCCAGCGCCGGGTTCGCCAGCGGCCACAG